ATTAATATAACCATTGTTAAGAAGTTAATTACAATAGCCCTTAATAGTTATTTAATATAACGAATATTACAGCAAATGTAGTTAATAAATAAATTAAAAATTTTTAATTATAATCATATTAGTTAATAGCTTAACAATCAGTTATATTATCTATTATTAAGACATATTTAGTTAATAGCTTAATAGTCTGTTATATTAACCATTATTACAACATATTTAGTTAATTGCTTAATAGTTAGTTAATCGCCACAATTTGGCAACCAAATTTGTATTTATATTTTCTCTCCATTTTATATAAAATGGACCCAAATAATATTCCTATTATTCCTATTAACGATGCCACACCTATTTATCCAAATATAAAGATGCCTTCTAAAACTGCTATTGCTTTCACATACACAATTGACAAGTTAGTTTTATTTGAGAGTTTAAGAATATTTGTTAGTCTTCATGATGATAAAGACTTTGTTGTAGATACTAGAGTTCTTACTATGGATGGAGTAGATTACACCAATTGGGGTAATGATGATAAATACGTAATCAATTGGATAAAAAAAAAATTAACTGAATAATATATATGATGAACTCTTCGTCTAATTCTAGTCATATATATGATTCTAATAACGCATCAATTGATTCAAATGAATTTATTGATGATGACCCATGCTTTAAACCATATTGCTGCTTATGTTTTAGTTGGTTGTATTATCTATGCTGTTACTTCCCTTGTTCTTTTTGTTTTAGGGATTAAGAAAAAATTGATTTAAATATAATATCCTATAATACATTATATTTAAGATGCCGAAAAAATGTGTTAATTATTCCAAAACAATTATGTATAAAATCGTATGTAATGATTTATCAATTACTGACTGCTATGTAGGTCATACCACAGATTTTATTAGGAGGAAACAAAGACATAAAAGTTATTGTAATGAATATTCAAATTTTTCACATTTAAGAGTTTATCAAAGTATATGTGCTAATGGAGGTTGGAATAATTGGAGTATGATTGAGATTGAGAAATATCCTTGTAATGATATTAATGAGGCAACCGCAAGAGAAAGATATTGGTTTGAAATTTTGAAAGCAAATTTAAATTGTGTAATTCCAAATAGAAGTTGGAAAGAACGATATGAAGAAAATAAAGATCATATAGCACAAAAACATAAAGAATGGAAAGAAAAAAATAAAGAAAAAAGAAGAGAATATGATTTAAAAAATAAAGAGCATATAGCACTAAAAAGAAAAGAATGGAGAGAGAAGCAAAAACTTAAAGAAAAGCAAGAACTAATAAAACCGCAAATTTAGACAAACCGAATTTACTTGTCAAGATAAAAACAACAATATCTATTGGTGAGGTAGAGACCAAATTATATATAGATAAAGCAGTATGTAAATTGTAATGTCCTAAAAGATATGTGATGCCATAATCCCTTCCTACACTTGATATTTTATAACTTATTTTTTTCACTTTTTTTTTGAGAAAAATAACTCCTTAACACCAGTACAAAATAGCTTCCATCGCGAAACTTTCTTTATCATTTGTGACTGATGTAAGAATTCAATATTAGCTTCAACTGCTTGACGCTCTTGTGGTTGAAGATTAAATAATTGGTTTATAACTTCTAACACGATTTCTTTTTTCGAAACTTTGTCCTTTTTTGTTATAAGATATTCTGCTAAATTACATACGAGGAGCAAAAATTCCTGATTGTTTTTGTATGTATTATTTGTTAAACCTAGTTCAGTTATGCGGTCAAGTATTCTTTTCTTTGCTTCATTACGTTTTATATCAACACCTAATTGATTTTTTACGCAAACGAGAGAGAGATATGGATCGCTCATTATAAAGTAAGATGAGATAATATTTACGCTGTTCTCAAAAGAAACCACTCATAAGTCGTTGCTCCAGTTTTAAACACACCTATTTCACATATATACTGTGTTGTTGATAAAATCGCATTTTGCATCGTTGTGTTGTCAATAGGACGGATATTCAGTGACGCAGAATTAACGGCTGACATTACAGTATTCGTCCTCCTGAATGTAAATCTCAATCCTTCCGTAAGAATACTCGCTGCTGGTAACGTTATCGTGATTGTTGAAGTAGTAGCCGTTGCTATGCTGTAACTATTAAAATACGGTAAAAATATTGATGATGTCGCGGTTATCAACGGTGCTTCCGTCCCTTCAATATTATCCACCACAACCGCCCACACAGTCGCTTGGGTCGCTATTACTTTCAAAATCGTATTCCTACCATCTAGGGTAATAGAAGTTGCAGTCGCACTACTATTTGAACCCATGCGTCGAAACGTGTCTGTTCCGTTTGTGTTGATTGTGTATGCGTTCGCTGCACTTGTCTTTATAAATGTAATCTCTATTCCATACATATCTGCGGAAATTCCTGGTAATGTAACCGCACCGTTTGATGTAGTCGTTAAAATATACACTCTAGATAATGGAAACGAGAGGTTGTTTGGACTACCTGACAACTCACTGTAACCATTCAACTTCCACACGTTGTTATTTAAATACACATCGTCCCAAAAATTGACATTATTTGTCATATCTATTGTGCCTCCCAATGATATAGAAGCTATACTATCTACCTGTGTAGATGAGGATGCTATCCTGGTTGTATCCGTCCCTGAATTGTAAGTCACATTCGTTAGCGTGCCTTGTATTGTGCTCACGTTGGATTGAATACTTGAAATATTGTTAGTGTTTAAACTAACCTGATACGCTAAATTGTCAAAGCCTGCTACACGGTCATTCGGTATGCCATTCACATTAAATATTGGATTGGTTAGAAAGTCAAATACCCCTGTTATATTTGCATCGAAATCCCCCTGTAAATCCTTTGCATTACCCTCCGCTACCCAATTGAACGCATCTATCGCTGTGGAATTTCCAGTGCATACCAACGTCAAATAGTTTTGATTCGTTCCAAACGCATACAGTCCAACAGTCTCCTTATCCGCTAAAATCGTTTGACTTGCTGGTGCTACTATCGTTATCACCGTTGCTGCTGTGTATCTTTTGTAGAGATGAAAACGTGTTCCAATATTCGCTGCTGCTGGAGTTGGTAAATTGATTGTCGTTGTCGTTGTGCTGTTTATGTCTATGTTCTCACTCATGCCAAATGTAATGCTAAATGACGCAACAGCACCAACTGAATGAACCGCTCTAAGTGTGTTCTTATTAGGTAAATGCACATTTGGAAATACTCCTGTCCCATCATCTCCTCCCATGACAATTTGATTTGAATTGGTAATTTTAGCATTAAATCCAACGGCTGTTGAATTATTATAAGTTGCTGCGGTATTTACGTCGCTGTTTGCTCCCAAAAATGTGCATTTCGCCATTATATTTCCTGAACCTGATTGATTGTTTCCACATTGTGCTCCTAGAAATGAATTCAAAATTGAGGTTGTATTAATCATATTAGCACATGAATTGTAACCAATAATCGTGTTTGAATTTGATGATACATTTGTTCCCGAAGAATTACCAAAAACACAATTAAATGAACGACTGTTGGCAAAATCATTTATAAATAATGTGCTATTACCAACACAGCAATTATTATTGTTATTATTTGAACCCATCTGTCCCATGCTTAAATGCCCGATTGCTATATTTGAAGAAGAAGTCCCAGCAAACCCAAGATTCTGCATTGTTCCAGTTCCAATAGCTATTGATGTTTGACTACCTGCGTATCTTGCTGCTCTGTATCCTATACCAATCATATCTAATCTAGTTCCATTTAGTTGTTCCATTGCTGCTGAACCAAGAGCAACAATATTTGTAAAATTGCCTGATAAAGAACTTGAAATATTTGCTGCTATACCATCGCCAATTAATTGTGTGAATTGACCTGTATCATTTGTATTACCAAGACTAGACCCCCATTTACAATTACCAATAACCATTGAGTTTTTAACCCTTGCTACTACTGGGTTTAATTGCCCATATATATTCACTGCTCCATAATTGTCTAACGGTCCCGTGTTATAAATACCTCCATAGCAATACAGTCCAAGGTCAGGTCTCAAGCAAGAACCAGTAGCCATACTAGTTGTATTTCTTGATACAATACCACCTAATTTTTGAATACTTATATTTGTTATGACCATTCCTGATGTTATTGCTGTTGTTTGGATAAAATTAAATATTATTGGTGTAGGCCCAGTTGTATCTACTTGTGTAGCAAATTGTATTTTTTTCCATGATTGTTCTACTGCTGTATTTGAAGATGATGTAACAGTTCCAAAAGTGCAAGATACAGTTTGCGATGTTCTATAACCATTAAAACGACCCCAAATGAAGAATGTTACTAGATAATTGCCTGCAGTTGCAGATATGGATTGCTGTATGCGAAAAGTATTTATAGCATTTTGTTGGACGCATAAGGACTGGGTTACTGCTGGGTAGCCTGGATATTCCGTTACTAGACAGTTTGGTCCAAGTGTGTCCCAAAAACCACGACCAGTTGAGATAGTAGGGGTCGTCCCTGAAATATTTGAAAGTGACCAACTAGTTATTGCGGTATATGGAAAAGCAACAACAGCACCTGTATTTATTGTCCTTACTGGCGTATCAAAAGCATAGTTGGAAACTAATAAAAATGTATTATTAGCAACTTGTAAAAGTTCATTTGTTTGTATTCTATTTGAAGCATTTAATGTGTTACATGATATATCAGTCGCATAAAGTGTGTTAAAACTTCCGTCTGTTGGAAATGTTGGAAATTGAAATGTTGGTAAGCCATTTATTGTGATATCGTCTGTTGAATATAAACCAGTGATTGATGTCATTATTATTATAATATATCTAGATTTTTTAAAGTTAGATTAGCTTTGTTTTTAAAAGTTAGACAATATGTTTCTATCAAAATTTCTAATCTCCATTTGCTCAACTAAAGCCTGAAATTCTGCTTTTTTATATCCTTTGCGTCTTTTAAAAGGTGTTCCTGTTAGGTTTTGATATCTTTGTAAAAGGTCTGCCCAAGTATTACGACGAAATACTTTTGTAACTTCACTTATATTCTCGGTTGTTGGTTCATTTTGATTTATTCCGCTAACAACACTTTCTTCTTCTTGAAAGTTAAATGGTTTTGGTTGGAATGCTGGTTCAAACTGTGCTAAACCTGTTGAGGCTACATCTTCTTTTAACATTTGTTTTGCTTCTTCCGTTTCCTTTTTGGTTCGTCTTGTTCTGTTTGGTATCATTTCTGCTAGTGGTATTTCATCTTCATTTATATTTTCCATTTCAAATTTGAATTTTTCATCTTGTATAAATGGCTTTCGCATTGGTTCTTGTAATGATTTAAAATACTTTGCCTTCTCATCTAGTGATTTCATAAACTCTTCATTATATATTTTTAGTGCTGTTGGCGTTATAAAATCTTGTAATTGTTCTGCCTTTGTTGGTCTATCTAAAATTTCAACTGGACCTTCTGTTCCAATCATGCCCAAATCTTCTAAAAATGGTCTAGACGGCATCGGCTGATTAATCATTTGTGCTTGTGGTGGTGGGTTAAAAGCTGGTGCTGGTGTTTGACCTGGAACAATTAAAGGCACTTGTTGTGTGCTTTGATAAACAACTGGGGCTGGTAATTGCCTGTAATATCTCTCATCGAATGACATTTCAGGTTCTTTCTTTACACGACGTCTTCTTTTTACTTTTACTTTTTGTCCTGACGAATCTAATTTGACGACTACTTTTTGAACCACATTTTGCTTCTGTATTTGCTTCTGCTTCTGCTTTTGTTTGGTTTGCTTTTTAGGCATTTATAATATACAATGTGATTATTTTTTATAAAAAGTATATGTATATATTATAAATGTATGAAATAAGTAATTATAGTTATGAGCGTGCTAAAGATTTAGGTGTGAAAATAAGACCCTCTACTAGAAAGGGTAAGAAGATAGATGTATATGACTGGAATAACCAATATATAACAAGTATAGGTGCTCTTGGATACAGTGATTATCCAACTTATATGAAAACAAAAGGTAAAGAGTATGCTGAAGAGAGAAGGAGGTTGTATCGCATTCGTCACAAAAAAAATGCTGAGAAATTAGGTTCAAGAGCATATTACGCTTTAAATATTTTGTGGTGATTATAAATTAATCCACATCTTATAAATTTGTTTTACATTATATATATCATATCGTATATATTTTTCTTCATTATTGGTAAGTTTGAGTTGGTCTTCCATTCTAGATTTAAAATATTCACTTGTTAAGTAATGAGGTGAGTAATGCGTTTCTATACCACAAATGCTCTGCGTTTTTTTAGACTTCCATAAAAAATAATGTCTATATCCATGATTCCAATTCAATAGCTTATCTTTTAAATCAATATCATCAATATTATTAGGTTCTATAAAAAAAGTAGATACTTGTTCTCCATCATAATGAGAAAGTATATAATCATGATTATCAACAAAAAATCGTGTTGTAATATATTTTTTCATTCTATTATACATAATGTCTTGTAAATCGCATTCTTTATTTTCTATTTGTCGCCTTATATCACAAAAATAATCAGCATATTCATATATGCTTAGCATAATATCATAAGGTAAGATTAAACTGTTGTCAAGATTTTTTTTTAAATACTCCATTTTTATAACTAAATATTAAAATTCTTCTAAATAGTTAGTTAATATTATTTTAGACCTTCTTTTATTATGTTATAAATCCAAGCTACAACAAAGCCTATTAAAAAACCTAACATTATATTATAAATAAATATTAAAAATCTTAATTAACAGTATCAATAATTATCTTAATTTCCCTAAATTTCTTAATCCTTATCAAGCAACTTTTCCACCACATTAGTTGTATCTCATCAGTTGTTTGTGATATCATTTTTTCTAATTCTGCTATTTCTTTTTCAATTTGTTCGATTGTAGGTTTATTCATTATATTATAAACAAATATTAAAATTCTTCTAAATAGTTGTTAATCATCAAATTGTATTTCATTCCAATTGTGATATATCTTCTTATGTTTGAGAGAAACTAATATGTAATCGTGTGATGTAGGACAGAGCTTCATTAGCTCATCAAAATTCTTTTTTTTTATGCTCATCATCTGTTCGAAAAATTTTTCATTCATTGATTTATTAGTATTGAATAGGATAGCATTGTTACTAATCTCTCTAACGATTTTCGGTATTTGATAAAAGTTTTGACAAAGTAGAAATACACTCAATCTCAAATGTCTATTCTTTAAGAACATGGATTGCAGTATTTTGGCTTCTTCTTTATTCTTTAATTGGTCGCCCATATCATCTACAAGCAAAAGTGAGTAGTATCCTTCACTAGCATTATCCTTTATTTTTTCATATATTTCTTCCAATGTTTCCACATCATAAGTGTGGTAAATATCTTCAGGGTCTAAATATTTTGAAAATATATTGTCTTTTGGGTCAATTGAATTGAGAGAATTTTCTGGAATGATAAGGAATATTTGATGATAGACCTTGCGAAATAAGCTTTTCATTACACCTATGAGCCAAGTCGTTTTTCCCGAACCTGTGCCGCCACATATAAGTGTGGTATTGCTTGTAGAAAAACACTGCTTAACTGCTGGGTATTTCGTAAGCTTTTCATCAATCACATCATCTACTAACATATGAACTTTAGGTAGCTTCGGTTTATCGTTTTCAATAACTTTCATTATATATAATGCTAATATATTTTCTTAACATTATATATATTTATGCCTAGACCACTACGTAAAATAAAGAAGTTATCGCTCTATAAAGCTTTAAAGGTCGGTTATCTTCGTAACGAAAAAAAACAAGCAAAAAGAATGAAACGATTTGGCTATATTGTAGATAAAGATTTAACAAATAATGAGAGAATGGTTGCGTATAATCCAACTACTCGTAAAGTTGTTTTTGTTGAAAATGGTAGTAGCGTAAATCCTTTTTCACCTCAGTTTTACGAAGACTGGCAAAACAATATACAAAATGTTACAACAGGAACTTTTGAATATACCCCACGATTTCAAGCTGCTAAAAGTGCTTACCTAAAAACAAAACAAAAATATGAAGCACCTGTTACTCTTGTAGGTCATAGTCAATCCGCAATAACCGTAAATGATTTAACTGGTAAAAATGATAAGGGTTATACTCTTAATGGTGCACTAATAAAACAAAAGGATAATCCACATGTAACTAATTATCGTATAAAAAATGATATTGTTTCTGCTTTATCTAATCCTAACGATATGAGAACATTACAAGGAGAATCTAAAAATCCATTTGTGAGTCACGCAATAGATAATATTAGGAATGAACCTATATTCCTATAAATGGAGAGAAGCTTTAAAAGCCGCTGCCTTTACCTCATTCAATTTTAACATTTTTTCAATTTTTTGCTGCTTCATTCTCGTCTTGCTAATTTTATGTTTATTATCAATAATTTCTATTTTATTTTCTTGATAATATTTTTTATGATATTGTTGTAAATGGTCCTTATTATTTTCACACCATTTATCATGATACGCTTTCAATTTATCGCATTTATTCTTATAATATAATTTGAAATAGTCAGGGTTTCTCTCTAAAAATGATTCCATAGATATGAAGCAGAATAAATATTTAGGTTATTTTTTTTATTAACATATAATATAATGGACATGAAAACAATTGGTTCTCGTGCGGAAGTATGGCATGGAAATGCTAAAAAAACTTCAGGAGGTCTTCTTAAGGAAAATCTTATACAAAACAAACATGGTAGAATTGTATCAAAAAAAATGAGCGAAAGAGCTAAAAAAGAGAAACGACTTGAAAAGGCTGGTTACAAAACAGAAAAGGGTAAATTTGGTGCCGTGAAAGTAGAATAAATATTTAGGTTATTTTTTAAATATTTTTTTATTATAAATGGAAGTGAATTCTTATCATGAACTTAAAAAATGTCATTTGTGTAAATACTGGATTGAAACCAGTTATATGGAGCGGATATATGTTAATAGGCGTTACTTTTTCTTTCATAGAAACTGCCTTCAAAATTTCACAGATAAATTTATTAATAATTAAGGAAAAGTATTTAAAGATATTTTCTAATAATATATTGGAACACAGGATAAGTTATATTTATATCCATCGCCTTTATTCCATTAACTCAAAATCTTGCTCTCATTTATATCACATGAATTTACAAAATAATAGGCTTCTGTAATACAAAAGCTCATTATTTATATTAAGGAGAATATTTCATTTAATTTTAATTAACTCAAATATTTAGGAAAAAAATATTGATATATAATATATGGAAACTTTTTTTATAAAGCAGATTGAGACATTAACCGAAGAGAATAAGATTTTAAATTTAAAAATACAATCTTTACTTGAATCATCGTCTATAAATAATGCTAATAATGCTAATAATGATACATCAAATAAAGATATTATGCTTAACACAAAGGTAAATGCTCCTAATTATGAAGACTGGATAAAGACATTTGATAAATATTTAACTTTTAATGACATTAGATATGATACTAGAAATTTCGTTGATGCGTCATTATTTGCTATTACAAAGCTTTTTTTAGATGGAAATGATTTCTGTATTTATACCTACAATAAGAAGAAGAAAATTATGGCTATAAAACGAAACAGTAATTGGGAAAAAATACAATTCATTGAGTTTATGGAAATTACAAAGAAGATAACTGATAATTGTATTAAGGTATTTCATCGTTATATGCAGCAAGAAAAAAAGAAAAATAAATTTGATGAAACTTTTGAAGAGAGATATAGCCATATTATCGTTTGTATGTTTGAAGAGATTGATAAACATAAGGAGACCATAGCTAATAAGCTTATTGAATTACTTGTTATGATATAAAATATATATAAAGCTGTATATATTTTATCTACATATTGAAGAAAATATAGGGGGAGCATATAGGCGTTTTTATCTACATAAGTTGTAAAGAGAAACTTAGGAAATTCTTGAAAATATGTAGTGAATGAGGGGAGTGGGGAGCCTATAGTGACTTTTTTCTTTTTTCATAAAGTAAATTAGGTTTCAAGATTTCTCCCAAAAAAATAGGAAAAATTTCTAATATAAGATTTTCAACCTGAACTTTTTATTTTGTAAGTTATGGCTCCCCACTCCCCTTATAATCTAACATTTATCTTTATGAATTTTACTTGATAAATGCCTAGACCAATGTCTTTTAGATACTTCAATATTACAGCATTCACAAGTCCTTTTTTCTTTTAGTCTTTCATTTTTTTTATCTTTTTCTTCAATTTTCTTATCATCTTTTTTAGCTTCATAAAATTCTTTTGCTTCTATTAATTTTCCTTCCATATATGTAGTATAAACTTTTTTAATATTAATTGTAGAATAACCTTCATCTATATTTTTTATCATATTAGCAATAATACAATAAAAATACGATATATAAAACTTATCATCAGGTAATCCATCTTCATATTTATCATAATATAAAAATTTTAGGTTTTTTATGGTCCTATTTTTAAGTTCATTTATATATTCTTCAATATGTGATATAAAGAAATGTAAATTTATTGTATTTAGCTGTAAAACATCGTCCCATAATCCTAGCACTTCTTCATTTATACTAGGTGTTTCAAGTGCCTTTTGTTTTCTCTCTAATAACTTCTGTTCTTCTATTTTTTTCTCTTCCAAATACTCTATATAATTGTCATTATTTTCAAGGGACAATTTCAGTTCATTGATTTCATTTTTTTCCTCTTCATTTAAGTAGTTGAAGTTTTCTCTTAATAAATCATATCTTTTAATTTCCATTTTCCAGTTATTTTCAAATAGCTTTAAACGCCAGTTTGCGAAACTATATCGTTCATTTAACCATCTTGGTTGCTCTTCCATTTATATAATATGCAAATATTATATTTTTAAGTTAATTAACGAATTGTTGAATTTCCTAAATATAAGGGGAGTGGGGAGCCATAACTTAGAAAATCAAAACTTCAGGTTGAAATCCCTATGTAAGAAATTTTCCATATTTTTTGGGAGAAATCTTGAAACCTAATTTACTTTATGAAAAAAGAAAAAAGTGAGTATAGGGTCCCCACTCCCCTCATTCACTACATATTTTCAAGAATTTTCCAAGTTTATCCTTACAACTTATGTAGATAAAAACGACTATATGCTCCCCCTATATTTTTCCCCTACATAGTAGAATAGTCTATTAAATCTATTCTTTCTTATAGTCTTTTGGAATTGGTTGCTTACTATAATTTTATGAAATTGTAAATATTTTATAAAATTTCGCTTGATAAATGGTTATGAATTATATATTTATCTTTTATTTATTATTATATATTAGTGGGTGTAGGGTGATGGGTGAAGGGTTAGTTTTAAGTCTCATAAAAAAAAGAGAAAAAAAAGAGAAAAGTTGTCAAAAGTGATATTATTTCATATTTTCCATGTATATAGAGCGGGGGGTAAAAACAACACCTTTCACCCATCACCCATCACCCACTACATTCACAGAACTTTCATATCCATTCTCTCTTATAGTCTTTTGGATATTGTAGTAGCAATTCTTCTCCAGCCTTAATTTCTCTTAATGTATGTAGTGCCTTTTTCTTTAAGACAACATTAGCAGGTCCTTCATTAATGAAATTGACAATATTAGTGCTCTTAAAAGGCTCATCTTTAGCAACAATAATACGCCATATTCTCCTCATAGGATAAGTATTTAAGCTATTCTCTTTATAAGGTCCATATATAGATGTAAATTCTTTCCAGCTCATTTCAATGCCAATATAGTCGCATATTTTCTCTCCAACTTTTATATCAATTTTAGCGAAAACTCCAAGTCCATGTATTGGCGATTCTTTAATTTCAATTCTTTCCATATTTTAACTGGATATTTTATTTTTGATTAATTATCTGTTTTACTATATTAATAATTTACATTTTAGAATAAAATATTAATGTATATATATGGAACCGCCAGCCGAATCCCAGTCACAAGATGATAATACGCCACTCATGAAACCAAAGCGAACTCGCACGATGACTCCTGAGGCAAAACAGCAATATGCTGAGCGTATGCGAAAGGTTAATCAAGACCGTTGTGAAAAAGCAAGATTAAAAAGTGAAGAAACCTTAGCATTAAAGGAGCAAAAATTAAAGGAAAAAATGGAGCAAATTGAGAGCAAAAAGCAACAAGTAAAGAAGCTAAAAGAAGATAAGCAACTGGTAGAGCCAAATGTGCCTGATACACCAGAACCAAAACCAGTAAAGGACAAGCCATTAAAGAAACAAAAGGCGAGACGAATAGTAGTCCAAGAAAGCAGCGATAGTGATGACTATTATAATGATGATGTAAGTTCAAGTTCAGGCGAAGATGAAGTCATTTATGTGGCGAAGAAGCCGAAGAAGCAACCAAAACCACAGACCATAACCAAAGCCAAAAAGGAAAAAGATATTCCAGTTAGACAACCCGAAGTGCCAAAAACCATCATTAAGTTTTTTTAGGCTCTTTAAATCATTTTTTACAATATATATGAAAATAGCTTAAAGCAGCTAATCTTTTTTTGCTTGACAATCTTTACACCACCACACGGTTATATGTTCATAACTATCAATTATAATACATTCAAAACAAATTTGATTCATATATATCTATATTTAAAAAATTTTTGTATTTAGGGATATATATAATGAATAAGTGGATAAAACATCTTAAAGAGTGGAGTGCTAAACACGGCATGTCATACAAACAGGCTATGAAAGACCCAGCATGCAAAGCAGCATACAAAAAATAAAAAGTATAACCTTTTTTGCTATACTTTTTATAAAAGTATATATATATATAATGCCAATATATAACTTATTTCTCTCTACTTCAAGAACACCAACAGGTAACAATTACAAAGATGATTCAATGATTATAGCTGGATACAGACACGGCACAAAAACAACTGATAACGGACAAGAAATCTACTACAATATTGATTGGGATAAACTGTTTAAAGGTGATAATTATAATCCTGAATATACAAAATGTCGGGTATATTCCAAATTTTTAAATCATCGTGGAAATATAAACGCTGTATATGGAACTTTTACTGGAAGACTTAGCACGAATTTAGCATCAAACAATTATTTATCAGGAACATGTGTAGGTAACCCTTTATGTGCTTATTATTATCAAGAATTGCTAACACAAAATGCTGAATATTACTCTAATTTCAACACAGAAAATATAACAGGTATGGAAATAGAAATACCACGTGGAAAAAATGAATTAGCACTTTGGTTCGGTCATATTACAAGAACAGTTCCAAATAATATAGCAACTTCAAATCAAAGAGATGTATTTGGAATACTTTACTTTGAATTATTTTAAGGGGGTTTTACTGGGGCACAGCCCAATAGAATTATTTTAGCAAAGTATATATATATGCCAGTCTATACTCTTTATTTAAGCACAGCAGTTACATCAACAAATACATCCCCTTTCAATCCAATAATACCAGTCAATGACGCCAGTAATAATAATGTTAGTTGGAATATTGATTGGTCTAACCTATTCAAAGGTGATGATAAGAATTACAAATTTTGTCGTGTTCGTTTCCATTTATCATCAGTAAGTTTCGCATCAGCAGCTAATCAATGGAATAATTTATCAGGTTATTTAACAAGCAATTTTTCGTCACGATTTGGAAGCACAGGAATAGGCACTATTCTTGGATTAGTATATCCACAAGACTGTTTAACAACAGGAACAGCAACTCATATAGTATTAGTAAATACGATGGCTGAAATAGGTGTTGATATTAATATGCCTTCCAATGTTAATAATACTTTAACCCTTACTTTTATGAATGATGATACATTCACACGTATGTCCTTATTTGATTATGAGTATCAAATATTATTGTCATTTGAACTTTACAATTAATACAACCTTTAGAACAAATATTTTTGGCTATACCTTTTCTAAAGGTATATATATATGACTGAAACAAAACCATCAGTTTATAATTTATACTTACAAACTAATGATAATGATTTAGGTGGTTTTGAACCACCAGCACAACCAACTAACAGAATACACAGAGCAAATGTAACTTGGTCTATGGATTGGAATGAGTTTTTTAGAAACAATAATATCAACGGAAAATATAAGTATTGTCGTGTAAGATATCAATTTACAAGCACCGAAAGCTTACCTTATGTATATGAAGACTATTTAGGTTACATATCTTGTAATTTACAATCTAATCATTCTCTTTCTGCTACACAAAATGGAACTATATTAGGTTTTTTTTATCCAAGACAAATGGAAGTTCCACAATTAAGCTCAAACTGGTATTATAACAATTCAACTTTAGACGAAAAAGGAGTTGATATTGTGATTCCAACTGGCTCGCAACCATTTACAATTTCCTTCTACAATTATGCTACCAATAGATTAATAAATTTTATAGGAATTGACTGGCAAATATTAATGACTTTTGAGTTATACAACCTTTAGCAAAAATAGTTAATTTTTGGCTAATACCTTTTCTAAAGGTATATATATATATATATGTCAGCCTTTAAAGTTCGCTCACTACAAGAAAGAAAAAATGAAAAAGCTATAAATATGATGTTTCAAGGTCTCAATGATGAATATATGCGAAATGCTTTGCTATGTGCTTACGCAGGTCAAGACGAAAGTATTTTAGATGAAATCGTAGCTCAACAGAAAGCAGATTATGAAGCAATGATTGCTGAAATGAAAATACAATCTGTAGAAGAAACAGTCATACCACAAGAAGAAGTAGATAAAACAAATTTAGCACTTTTATCTCAACGTAATATAACTGAAACAGATGATGGAAACAAAGCCAATCAATAATAAAACACTATTAAAAGATAGTCTTGTATTACATCTTAATACACAAGGTGGTAACTCAATAGCACTTAATGGAACTTATAGAAGTAAAGTTCAATATGATTTACGCTCTTATATAAATTTCGCAAATGATGAAACGATTGAATATGTAACTCTTTCCATGCCTTATGCAGTTATAACGAATAGCAACTATATCGTAAATGAATACAATAACATTCTTATTTTTACATACGCTGGTTCAACATCAACAACCGTCATTCCTGAAGGTAATTACACCATAACAAGTTTCATTACACAGATACAAAGCACAGCAATTCCAACGAATTATTTTGTAATGTCATATAGTGCGGTAACAAATAAAATTACAATCACAAGCACACCAACATATCAATCACTTTTCCCAGGCAGCACTTGGGGATTCAATACAGGAAGCACTTGTGACTATATATTTGGTTTTAGCGGAACAACGCAAACAACAGGATCATCTTTAACTCTTCCACGTAGTATGAATTTCTTGCCTATTCCTCGTTTCATAATTCATTGTAATCTATTGAATAATGGTCTTATGCTAACAAATAATAGTAATGTAGGAGCATGTGATATTTTAGCATCAATTCCAAATGTAGCCAAATTGAATTCGCAGATTATATATGAGAATTATGGTGGTGAGTTTCTGCTGAAAAGTTTAGATGTAAATACAAGCATCATTATTTCAATAACTGATGACAATAACAATTTGATAAATTTTAACGGTATATCATCATATTTTGTATTGCGTTTCAATATCTTTAGGCATTCAATTGAGAGACCAGTTTCATTCCAAAAACTCGTTAGTTCTGTAAATGGAAAAGTCAAAAATATAGCAGAAGATGAAAATTTGATATTAGCAGAATAAAACCTTATGAAAATAATTTTTTTTTTATTTTCATATATTATAATGGCAACTCCAGTCGGCTTACCAAAAGAACTTTCTAATGAGATAGCATTTTCTCTCCCCCCATCTGTTTCAAGTTATGCTTTAAAAGTTATTCCTAGCAACTTATCTCAAGTAGCTTCCGCTCAACAAACTTTAACAGCAAGTCAAGCAGCCTTACAACTCTCAGGAACATCTAGCAATATCATACTAGACATTCCTTGCGGACAATCTAAGTCTCAGTTTATTGACCCTCGCTTCACTATGTTGAATTTTAGAGTAAGGTATTCAATAGGTGCTTCGGCATCTGCTGCTGCTATCACAAACGCTCAACTCCGTTCTCACGCAATGGCATTCTTTGACCGTATGTATATCCAATCCAACGGTGTTGTTCTTGATGATGTTACCAATTATGGTGTCGTCTGTGATATGTTGGTTCAAAATGAGATAAATGTTGCTGAGAGAGATGCTTTAGCAGCTATGTATGGTTTCCAATATGAGATAGCAACTGCTAACGCATTGAATGCTAATCAAGGTCACAAAATTGCTGGAATTGATGCCACAACTGTAACAGGTGCTGTTGATAGGTATTATTCTTACTCAATTCCAATTCTTAACTCCTTGATTGGTAAGGGTGCTGATAAATTCTTAAATCACGGTGCTCTCAGTAATCTCCAATTGGTCTTACAAACGTCAGCAGTTCTTCCAATTACTTTCGTTACTGGAAGTGCTACAACTGCCGCTGTATTCCAAGCCACAATTGATAACATTTCACTCAACATGCAGGTAATTGATGTAGGACAAGAAGGTTTAAGAATGCTTAACAAGGGTGGAGCTCAATACTACTCAGGTATTACTTACCGTGCCTCTACTTCCACTCTTCCTGCTTCTACTTCAGGTTCTGTTTCACTTTTGACTGGAGTTCGTGCCAGTTCTGTAAGAGCCTTGTTTTTCCGTGCTTGTGAAGCATCTGCTTTATCTACAGCTGGTTGTATAAATTTTATTTATGATAGCAAAATGTTATCATCTACATCAACTGCTTGGAACATTAACGGACAATTATATCCTAGCAATCCAGTTGATTTTATAAGAAACCCTGCGAAGGCACTTGCGGACACTCAACAAGCAATTGGAAACTTTAACACTTATGAATTCAAATCAGGTCTTGTTCCATCACAATATTTCAAAGTTATTCCAGGTTCTGCTCTACCTACTGATGCCGATGCGGTTTTTCTTCTTACTGACAGCACAGCTTCATCTGTCGCAAATCAGTGCCAATTCTGCTACGGTTTGTCGTTAGAAAAGGTTGCTAAGGCAGGTATCTTAGATGGCGTTTCAACGGTATCGGGCAATGTTTTCTTGAACTTGACTCTTGCTAGCACTAATACTGCCTCTGTTACAGTTTATTTCATTGCTAAAATGGATATCATCTACGTCTTGGATTCTGCTACAGGACAGATTAGTGTTCGCATGTAAGTTGTTTTCAAATATAATATAAAAACAACATATTAATTTTTAATGTATGTTAGTTGTTCACTAACCGAGTGTCCCATATCTTGAGCCATTTGTTTTAACTCCTTTAATGCTGGAACATCTTTCAACTTGTCCGTAATAAAAATGTGTCTAAGCATTGATGTGCTAATTTTGCCATCAAATATCGCATTTAAACGCTGTGTAAGTTTTACATTACTCATCTTATTATTGTTACTATCAACAAGTAAATAATCGTGTGGATTTATTTTGAGCCATTTATTCAAAATAAGCTTTAAACCTTTTGGAATTTCAACTCGTTGTTCGTCATAAAATTTAGCAGTCTTATATTTATTGAAGACAAAGAAATTCTTTTCAATATAGTTGCTATGTCCTTTATCCACGTTTTTTATAGCCATCTCACACCAGTCCATTGAGCGTCTAGGACTAATCCATACTCCTGATGTTAGAGCAAGAATAATAAAATCTTGAAGAACTTTAAAATCCTTCGTAGAGAGAAGATCTTTTGAATTCAATAGTGGTTTAACTCTATTATACATATCATCATATATCTTTTTAACTTCATCAAATGATTTCCAGTTATCTTCTTGTGTTTTTGTTTTGGTTTGTGTGTCAATAAATTCTTGATAAACCTTACTATCACTCATCATAGCTTTCTTATATTTATCATTACCTTTTGAAATGGCGACAAGAGCAGCAAATGTGGTCTTACGTGTAGATGCTGGTTTATCTTTAAGCAATTCAATTATATGGTCTTCATTATTAAACCATTCACAGTTAAGTTCAACTGACTTATCATGATGTTTATAAAAAAAAGATTTCAATAGACTACTATAGGTCTTAATAGTGCTGTCACTAATGTTAGGTCTATTCTCTTTTATGCATTTAGCTAAAACTTCCATTTATATTTACGAAGATTTTATTTTTGCTAAATTAAATACAAATTGGGCGGCTGAATTGTGCCGATTAATAGAGATTAAGCAATTAACTAAATATGCTTTAATAGTCAATTAATATAACCATTGTTAAGAAGTTAATTACAATAGCCCTTAATAGTTATTTAATATAACGAATATTACAGCAAATGTAGTTAATAAATAAATTAAAAATTTTTAATTATAAT